AAAAGCAAGAAAAGCGCGAGAAGCAGAGTTAGCAAAACTACAAGCAGAAGCAAAAGCAAAGGAAACTGCTCGTCAAGCAATTCTTGACCGCTTGGGCTTAACTGCTGAAGAAGCGGCTTTGTTACTTGGATGAGACCAAAGTTATCTAAATCCGCAATCCAACTTCGAGAGCAAATTGACGACCATTTCCCCGATCGTGATCGCCGCTCGGACTCAGGGGCTTACGCTGATGCAAGGCACGCTGCTCGTAAGTCTGACCACAATCCAGATGCTAAAGGCTGGGTACGCGCCATCGACATTGATCGCGATCTATCCAAAGGGCGCGATGTCATGCCCGACTTGGTTGATCAGATTCGACTTTATGCCAAAAAGCATGGACGATTTAGTTACATCATTTTTAACAACAGAATTGCTTCGCCAATCCTCAATTGGAGATGGCGCAAGTACACAGGGGTCAATCCGCACATCAAGCATGCCCATTTTTCTTTTAGCAAAGATGCGGATTTGGATGGCTCGTTTTACAAAGAAATCCCTATGATCGGAGAAAACAGATGAACATGAAAAACCCTCTAGTACTAACCGCAGGTGCGTTTCTCTCTGCCTGGGCTGCAACAAACTTCGAAGTCGATTATCGTGCAATCCTTTGGGCGATTTTAGCAGGTGTCTTTGGTTACGCCACTCCCAAAAAGTAATGACCGCGCAGGACTGGGCGGTTGTTGCGACTGCTGCGTTGACCGTTATTGGTTCATTTATTGGATCGGTGAAATGGTTGGTCAAGCATTACCTGAACGAGTTAAAGCCAAATTCAGGAAGCAGCATGAGGGATCAAATAACTGCACTTGAGGCGCGTGTCGAAACGATCATTCGTATCCTAGAGAGGTGACAATTTACTCATGGCAAGAAAAGCGACTAAGTCACTAGAAGATCAAGGCTATTCAGAACTTGATGCTTATTGCATTGGGCTGCATGAATACTATAAATCGCTTAAAAAGGCTGGATTTACTGATTCTGTTGCATTGTTTATGATCACAGAACCTCAGTCTTATCCTGCCTGGATTTTGCCATCTCCAGTCGAACCAGAAAGGTTTGGCGATTACGAAGATGAGGAAGATGACTAGAACTAAATCTCGAATTTTAGTAATTTCAGATTTACAAATTCCCTACCATCATGAAGCTGCAGTCAAGAATCTAATCAAGTTAGTTAATCGAGAAAAGTTTGACTTAGTTCTTAACACAGGCGATGAACTCGACATGCAAGCCCAATCCAAATGGGCAAAAGGAACAGGACTGGAATGGGAAGGTCAACTCGATGCTGATCGAAGCCTTGCTCAACAGATTCTTTGGGACTTACGCACAACAGACATCACTCGCAGTAATCACACAGATCGCCTTTACCACACACTCCTGCGAGGAGCACCGTCCCTCATAGGCTTGCCTGAACTGGAGTATCCAAAGTTTATGGACTTTAGTTCTCTCGACATTCGATTCCATAAGAAACCTTTTGAGTTCCATCCAGGTTGGGTTTTGGTACATGGGGACGAGGGATCAATGAACTCCAACGCTGGACTGACTGCCCTGGGATTGGCTAAGAAGTTTGGCAAATCGGTCGTTTGCGGTCATACCCACAGAGCAGGAATCAGTGCCTATTCTGAGGGCATAGGAGGCTCATACAGGACTCTTTGGGGCGTGGAGGCAGGTAATGTCATGGACAAGCGCAAAGCCTCTTATTTGAAGGCTGGAGCGGCTAATTGGCAAATGAGCGTGGCTATCCTGGAAACTCATGGCAAGAACCTTTCACCGATGCTTATCCCTATAAATAAGGATGGCTCCTTCACCGTCTATGGCAAAAACTATGGATGACCTAATCAGGGACATTTTTCCAGTCCGAAAGACAATTGACGATGCCGTTGATGAATCAGAATCGTTATCGTTTCGTTATCAAAATAGCCTGGACAAAGCATAAATCTCTGAGATGCTAATGCCATGAACCGAGAAACTCTCGGGGATAGGGAGCAAAATGATAACAATAGACACACGCCAGCAGGCGTTGGATTATGCAGCTAGAGGTTGGGCAGTAATGCCTTTATTGCCTAATCAAAAAGAACCTCACTTTGACCTGATCAAAGGCGCTTATCTAGGCGCATCCAAAGACTCAAGCCTGATCAACTTTTGGTTTGATGTTAACCCAACTGCAAATGTTGGCATTGCTTGCATAACTTCAGGGTTGGTTGTAATCGACATTGACTATCGCAATGGTGGACAAGTCCAGGATTACATGCCTGAAACTTACACAGTCCAAACAGGCGATGGATTACACCTGTATTACAAAGCCGACTCAAGCCTGAATTTTAAGTCAGCCATTGAACCTGGCATCGACATCAAATGGCGTGGCTATGTTGCTGCAGCTCCATCAATCCATCCAAACGGAAAAATCTATGAAGTAATTAATAACATTGATCCTGTTCAAATAACAGGTGAACTACTAGAAAAGGGAGCAAAGTAATGAACTCATTGGACATCATCATTTACGCATTTGTTGCATTTATGGCGTTTATGTTCATGGTATGCGGTTATGCAATCGGAGTTAGAGATGGTCGCAGAGAAGGTTACATCAGAGGCCGATCAGTATCTCGACAAGAATTTTGGAGAGAGTAATGAAAGCAACGGAGGCACTCATCAATGCAATCGACATCATGCAAGATCGTGGTCGAATCTACGGTCATCCGAGAATCAATCAAGGTCGGATCGCTTCAAGGCTTACCAATTTATTTGATTTCCCAATCACAGACTCTCAGGCTGCACTTGCAATGGTCGAGGTCAAACTCTCAAGAATCCAGGAAACACCGAGTCACATCGACTCTTATCAAGATGCAATCGCGTATCTTGCAATCGCACTAGAACTCGCAACCGAGGAGGATGAACTTTATGTTTAATCTTGACAATTATGAGCCAGTCGAAAAGCGACTTGGTTATCCAGTAAAAGCAACTACATTTTGGGAGGATTATCCTGATGGCCGCGTTGAAACAGAACTTATTTCTTTCCAGGGTGACAGATACATTGTTAAAGCATGGCTTTACCGTACTTACGCGGATAGCGTGCCTTACTCCTCAGGACTCGCGGAGGAGAGCGTTAGCAGTAGAGGGGTTAATGCGACTAGCGCATTGGAGAACTGTGAAACTAGTGCAATCGGTCGTGCTCTTGCAAACGCAGGTTATGCAACTAAAGGCAAAAGACCTTCGAAAGAGGAAATGATCAAGGTTGCTCGCAGTGAAATTGCAAAGCCAAAAACCGAATACATTCCAGTTCCAAAAGAGGATGATCCCTGGACAACTAAAACTGTTGAAGCACCCAAAACAATGTCTGAAGCAGTTTCAGTGGTAAAAGACATCATTGGGGGTACAACCGAGAAAGACATTCCAAAATGTCCTCATGGTGAAATGCATTGGGCTCATGGCATGACAAAGGCAAACAAACCCTGGGGTCATTTCAAGTGCGTTGCAGCAGCAACAGGTGAAATTAATAGATGTCCAAAGGGCGAGGATGTCATTTGGTATGAAATCGCACCTGATGGCTCATGGCGAGCACAGAAAAAGCGTGCATGATGGACAACAAAGTCATCATTGCGAAAGAGGCAAGAAACACCTCACGGATAGCAGCAGAACGCATCTATCCAAAGTCCGGGTCGATTCGTTTGTCAGTCTATGAATACTTGATTAGACAAGGGCTGCGAGGAGCAACTGATCAGGAAATGCAATTTGCTTTGATGATGTCAGGTGACACAGTAAGACCATCAAGAATCACATTGCTTCGAGATGGCTTAATTATAGATTCAGGCGAAACGCGCTTGAACGCGAACGGTAACCCTTGCACTGTATGGCGAGCCGTAGAAACAGGAATGATGATCTAATGGGCGAAATGGTGATCTTTAATGATGGCGAAGCAATCGTCATGGGTGGTGAACTGGAGCAACCTGAACAAATTGTTATCTACTGCGATCTTTGCAATGAGCCAATAGCCATTACTCCAGTTGCAAACGATGAAGTATTCCTTCAATGTTTAAGATGTCACGCAGTCAATGGTAAGCCAAACCAATGAAACTTTATTGTAAATTCATTGGTCATA